GCCATACTTCGATTGGATTTGTTAGTACGTTTACAGTTGATTTCACGATTAATTCACTTCTTGGAAGTCCTACCGGCAATTTACGCATAAGCCTTCCCGATCCGGTATTGTACGAAGCAGCGTTTGCTGTATGGCTTGATAACGGAACCAATCAAGCCAAGACTTCAATAATAGCTAGAGCAATAACCGGAACCAGTTATTGCGAGATTTCGCACTTTGAAAATGGAGATGCGTCTAGTCTTGCTGGTCATGTTAAAGCAACCTCTCGACTCATTGTCAGTGGCACTTACTTCACTTCGTGAATTTAATCGCAACCAGTCTCCAGTTGGGGATGTCTGTGCTACAGAGCGCGATGGGAAACCCGTCGTTTCTTTGGCAGGGAGTGCTGGTGCGCTGTCTTCCTGCTGCGATCACTGACGCTAACTCGGTTATCTCCGGTGGGTTTCAAGATAACGTTCAAGCGCGAGTGCTGGTTAAGTTCTCTGACTGGCGACTAGCTGACTCAACGCTCGTCACAGTTGACGCTGCGGTCTGGTCTTGTGACGTTGGCTCCACCGCTGACCGGCTCTTGCAGGAGAGCGGCAGCTTGCTCCTCCAAGAGAACACTGACCGCTTGCTTTTGACTTTTGGTAAGATGATTCCGGTGGTAGGCAGACTCCTCACTTACGACGGTCGCCAGATGCGTATTATGTCTGCAAAGAGGGATGGATCTGGAGCTTACTATGCTCTTGAACTTGGCTCTAAAACCAAATGAATCCAACCGTTACAGTTGATACGTCTCGGTTTGACGCTGCGTGGAAGGAGTACCTCCCGAAGACTAAGAGGTCACTTGCTGATGCGGTCAACGCTCGCACGTTTTTCTTGATGCTGCGGCTCTACTGCTTGTTGCCTCCAAAGTCGCCACAAGCGTCAAGAAACAAAGTTTTAGATTACTTAGATAGGTATGTCTTGAAGATGCGTAAAAGCAAAAAGACAGGAAAGTATATTGGAAGAAATAGAGCATTAAGAGTGGTTCACTTGATTGCTCAAGCCAAGAACGCGAAGGCTGGAAAACCCGGTCTCTACGGTGCAGATATGCGAAAGGCTGCTGGAGCTTTACGCCGTCGCGCTGCTGGTAGTGTTGGTTACCTCAAGTCATGCGTGACTAAAGCCATCAAAAAGCTCTCTCCTTCGTTCCAACAATTTGGCGGAACTCGACGCGCAAAGAAAGGATCTGCTGGCGTTAAGTCCGTGGCTGGAAACCAAGCGTTGATCAATCTCGCCAACCAATACGGTTTGCCTCAAGAGAATGTAGCGATTCATCGAGGATCTTCCGCTTACGCATTCAACGCTAAAGCTGGATTCAATCCATCAAGCCACGTTCGCATGAATATTGGATTGGCCGACAATCAAGTTGGAACCGTGGAGCGGATCTATGCTAAAGCAATGCAACAAGCTTACAACGATGAAGCGCGTGAGCTTGAAAACCACATTGCCGCAGCACTCCAAGCCGCTTTTGATGGGTCTGAATCCAAAGGAATAACCGTCACATGAACGCTGTAGCTCTACGCACTGAACGCGCTCTTGTTGACTGGCTGGCCGCTGAAGACTGGTCAGCGTCTCCTCTAGGGACTCCGGCTTGTCTCACAAGCTACGGTCACGGTGCGTTTGCAGATCAAGATCTAGAGGATCAGATGCCGAGCTTCCCGCGCATTGTTGTCCGCGCATCGACTGCGGTTCCGGTGCATCCCCTAGACCGCACTTGCGAGGTAGACATAACCGCTACACTCCAGTTGTCCGCAGACGATACCTCGGAGGCTCATATGCTCGCTATTGTGCAAGTTTTCGAGAACCTCCTGCAATACCTCTACGTTGACGGGAACATTGCTGAGTTAGACGCGCTCGACACTGATCCCTCGGGAGGCTTCAACGCGCAATTCGCGGTTCCAGTTGACTTTGGGATCAACGACATAAGCGAAAGAGCTAGAACTTTTTCGCGATCCATGACAATTTTCGCAGCAGCAAACGAACAATAAAACCCAAACATGGCAACATCAAAAGGTCTAGGTCTAGTCTTCGGGACTAAAGCTACCGTCAAAGTCTACGATTCCGCAAACCTTCTTCCTTTGGTCGCGGGAATTGCGACTCTTGAGAGTATGGACATTACGCATGAATGTGACACCGAACAGGTGAAAAACTCATCTGGCGAAGTGGTTGCAAATGTAAGTGCAGGGGATCGCTTATCCGCAACCTTTAACATTATACCAAGCGGATCAACATCAGCGAACGCTTTGCTTGCTGCGATAATTCCCAATGGCAACGGACGGGTAAACGTCACGTCGGCAGATTCAATATCTATCGGAGCAGCATTCACTGCGGGAACTCCCCCTACAGGAAGCGACTCTATTAATGGCGACTGGATTTACATTGGAGGCGGAAGCCTTAAGTTTACTCAGTCTGGAAAGGCAATGTTGAGTCTTCCTTGCGTGAAATACGCCGGTATCAACGGAGCTACCGCAGCGATCACTCTGTAATCGTGTCAGAACTTGCAAGAATACTCGCAGAAAGCGGACCTCCAGCACCAGTGGTGCTTGGGGTTCGACTTGTCCCCTACACTGTAGGACACGCGATATTGCTGCAAAGACTGCGGTCTCCTTACGTTTTAGGTGGAGAGATTACGTCCAATGATCTAGCGGAGGCTGTGCTTGTTTGCTCACAGCCTCCTCTGGAGTCCATTAGATCAATCAAATCAGTCTGGAGGGATCTGTTCCTCTGGTTGTGGTCGAAGAGGATTCAGCGGATGAATCTGATGGTGGAGTCCGACAAGTTCCAGTTGTGGCTCAAAGAGCAGTCAACCGCTCCCGAGGTGCTTATCGAAGCGGGAACTAAATCAAAGCGTCCCGCGATGCCGTGGACCGAGCGAGTGCTTGTCGGTTGTCTCAATATTGGAATTGGACCAGACGACGCCGTCAAGATGCCTCTTGGTGATGCAGAAAGGCTGATTCTAGCTCACGCAGAGATGATGGGGCAAGTTCAGTTGTGGGACGACCAAAGCGAAGCCATTTGGCAAAACCAACAAGATAACTGATATGGGTATTCTCTCGATGTTGGTAAAGCTTGGAATTGATTCCACTCAATTTGAGATGGGCGTTAAACGCGCTCAAAGCATTGGTGAAAAGTTTGGAAACAGTTTTAAGAGTGCTGTCACCAGCAAGCTCGCTGGAGCGTTGTCTGTTGCTGCTGTTACAGCGTTTGCAAGTTCGGTAGCAAAAGCGGCTGATGACATACGCGATTTATCAAAGCAATTAAACGTAAACACTGATAACATTCAACGACTTCAAATACTCGCTAGTGAAACTGGAGTTAGTTTTGAACAATTTGCATCTATTCTTGAGAAGACAGCAAAAGCTAGAATTGAAGCAACAAGCGGAGATGAGGCTCAAATTAAAAGAATGGCGGCTCTCGGTGTTTCTTTGTCTGATCTAAACAATATTCAAATTGAAAATTTTGATCTAAGCCAAAAGCTTGTTGCTGCTTATAAAGAATCAGGTAAATCAGCACAAACCACAACAGCTATAACTGAATTGTATGGTTTGGGGTTACGAAAAGCAGCGGCAGCTTTAGCTGAATATCAAACCACATCAAATAGAAATCTGTTTTCTGCTAAAAACATTGATGATTTAGCAAAAAGCAACAACTTGCTTGATGAGCAATATCGTAGATTGAAAGCCATTAGCTCCCCAGCAATTGCTGAGGGACTTAAACTTACCGGTGAAGCTTTTCGGAGTTTCGTTGATGGATTTGATAAACGAAACTTCTTCTCCGCGCCTTTATATGTTTCAGCAGTATCAGGAGTAGCAAATCAAAAAGGAGGCTTTATGGAATCAGCCCGTGCTTTTAGTCAAAGCCCTTTAGCGGCAAAGTTTGCTAATCAGCAACCAGAAAAGACAGGAGAGAACCCTCCAGCTATAGGAACACCGCAGTTTGAAAGAGTTAGAGGAGACAAGTTTTCTTTTGGTGGATCTCAAGATCCTCTTGCTCGCATTGGTGGATTCACTGGATTTCAATCCTCCCAAGATACAGCTATTAGACAAGCCATTGAACAAACTCTTCAATTGAAGATGATTGTGAAGAATACCGATAAGACGTCAAGAAACACAGAAGACTAATATGGCTACAATCAAAACTAGTGATATAAATCTTTCAAATAAAGACTTTGGATACATTGAAGTTTCCCGCGAATACAGCGGAGGTGATGGTACTGGTAGGCAGATAATTTACACATATCGCGGAAGCAAAGACGCTTTGCGTAATGCTTCAGTTAACTGGGTTATTGCTGGAGGCAAATACCAAATTATCGAAAAGGGTCCGTACTCTGAAGCAACGGTTACTTTTTCTGGGACCAACTTTAACACCAATAATCCTACCGCTCCGCAACCAGCAGGAGATGAAGAACCGTCTCAGCGTTACGAGTTCAGGACTGAATACGTTGATGCTTCTTTGTTTGAACTGCCGCAAGTTAGGGCTGAAGCAAAAACGAATCTCGACACTGAATTGTACTTTTCCGCTATAAAGTTAGCGGCAGAAGATCCAAAGAACAACAAGTTGCCACTGCTTGAAAGCCAGTTTCCGCTGGCTCATCAATTGGTAAAACGTCTTGCAAGAGGCCAAACGAGTTTTCAGACTCACCGAGTTTCACTGACTCGCATATCCTCTTACTCTGCTTTAAACGGATTGCCATCAACTCCACCGATTATATCGGCGGTGTATTCTGGAGTTGTTCTCGCAAACAATAATCTGTTTCCTGCGTCAGTAAGAAACGTAATGCCAAGACCGCCAGCTAATCCAAACCTAACGCCAGATGGAACTGCTTGGGCTTGGCTTAAAACAAACGACTCAACCTCGCTGATGATTAAGACCAACCAAGTAGAGCGCAATGAGACTTGGACGTTTGCAGCTTGGGATCTTTTCGCATATCCTTACGACGTAGACCCTAGTTTACTCAGATAACCTAACCTAACACAACATGGCTGACGAAATCCAAATGACTGCTCGCTTGTACGCTTCCAAAGGTGGAGCGTTTCTTCCGAGCGTAACCTACACCAAGAGCGCGACAATGGCTGGAGTCGATATGGGTTCACAAACCCAATTGATTGGAACCACCGTTGAAGCTCTAGACGTTCCGGTTGATGTAGCTAGTCCTTACAAGCTACTAATCGCCAACTTGGACAATACCAACTATG